ACCTATGTTACAACAACTCAGAATGCAAGCAATCTTAAAAGAGTTGATTGACCGAGGTAACTTTCCTAAAATAATAACTGTAGAAACCAATGGGACTAAACCTTTAAAAAAAGAACTTGAAAACTTCATCAATAACATATTGGTAGATTTAGGTGTAAGATGGCACTGGGCTATAAGCCCTAAAATTCTACATACTTCAGGTGAGACAGACGCAGTGCATATAGACACTTTTATGAGCTATCTAGAAAATGTTTGTAGTACTGGTTGTTTAAAATTTGTATGTAACGGTTCAGAACAATCTTGGCTAGAAATAGAAAATCATGTAAAAGAAGTGAAATTGTATTGTGAGCAAGCTGAGATAGACTGTCCTGATATTTGGATCATGCCTGTGGGTGCTACAAAAGAAGCACAAGAAAGTATTGCTTTTATAGCCAATGAGTCGATGGAAAGGGGATATAAAGTAGCTACTAGAAATCATGCGTATGTTTATGGTAATCAGATTGGAACTTAATTATGAAATACGAAGATGGTAAACTTTTTATTAAGTGGCAGGATATAGATTATTTCTGTTTAGAAATAGCACATGCCGCAAGAGAAAAAAACATTGAAGAAGTAGTAGGAATATCAAGAGGCGGATTGATACCTGGGGTTATAATTTCACATTTACTTGAAGTTCCTTTTTCTTCTTTCGTTTGGGAAACTAGAGACGGAGAACGAAAAGATGTATCCAAGGTCTTTCATTATAATGATCCTGCATATCTTATAGTTGATGATATAGTAGACAGCGGCAAAACTATCCTGGACATCATGTCTCTAGCCCCTGAAGCATCAACGGCAGTTTTATTTAATAAAAGAGAAGACATAGTTCTTGACATAGTAGGGCAAAATTTGTATAATGTTAGTGAATGGTGTGTTTTTCCGTGGGAGAAAGAATGAGAACTTCAGAAATTAGACAAGTGCCTTATATAGCATCAGGATCTTCTGGTCCTGATACAATGTTTGTAGTAGATTTTTATGAAGACGAAGAAAGAATAGAAACTAGAGAATTTCCAAACAAAAGTATTCACTATGCTGAATCAGCAGCTAGAAATTGGGATGCAGGGATTATAGAAAATGATAAGTGATATAATTAAAGAAAGAATCGTCAATGCAAATAAGAGGTATTACGCTGCCGATAATATTTCTGAGTTTATCATGGATGATGAAAAAGAGCAGTTAATTGACGAAGTGGCTCAAAAATTTGAGACAGTCATTGACAGTTTAGTGATTGATAGAGAGAATGACCCTAACAGTCAAGACACTGGTCGCCGCATGGCAAAAATGTATGTCAATGAAATTATGTCTGGTCGTTATGATGAAATGCCTAATCCTAACTCTTTTCCTAACTACATAGACAATGGCTATGAAGGCATGCTGGTAGTCAGAAGTGAATTGAAAAGCGTTTGTTCACACCATCATCAGCCTGTTACAGGAACAGCATATATTGGTATTATTGCAGGTGATAAATTACTTGGTCTTAGTAAATACACAAGAATTGCTCAGTGGTGTGCAATGCGTGGAACACTGCAAGAAGAATTGAATGTTATCATTGCAGATGAAATACAAACGCATACCGGAGCAGAGCATGTAGGTGTTTATATTCAGGCAACTCATGGTTGCTGCGAAAACCGTGGTATCAAAGCTCATAGTTCTTTGACACAAACAACTGTACTTCGAGGAAGTTTCTTTACTGATCCTTCTACAAAGAAAGAATTCTTTGATAATATTAAACTACAACAGGATCACGCTTGTTAATGAGAATAAAGCCAACAGACAGACAGGTTGTAGTAGACCTAGAAACACTCAGCACACGACCAAACTCCTGCATCGTTTCTATAGGTGCAGTTGCATTTAACTTGCAAGAAGGGATACTTGATGAATTTTTCATTAATGTAGATGCGAGTGATTGCCGCAGTCATGGTTTGCATATAGACCGAAATACAATTGAATGGTGGAAGAAGCAATCTAAAGAAGCACAAGAATCTTGGCAGAAAGACCCTCAACCCCTTGACTATGCACTAGAGAAGTTTGCTGACTTTTATAAAACAGGCAATCCTATATGGGGCAACGGTTCTAGTTTTGATATTACAATTCTAGAATCTGCCTACTATGCTATAGGTTGGGATAAGGATAAAGATTATGGTAAACATCTTCCCTGGAAGTTTTGGGACATCTATGACATGCGTACATTGACTAGTATACTCGGAAGAAAAATTGAAAAAACAGGTGTTAATCATAATGCACTTGATGATGCCATGGCAGAGGCGAAACTATTGATTGAGATGCTAAAATCATGAAGTTAGAATATGTGGCATCAGGCACATCATTTATGCAGCTTGCAAGATTGAAGGAGCATTCAGACGCCGCTGTCGTAGTTAATGATATGTTTACTGACATATTTGGCAATCAATCTGGACACACCTTTTCTATTCTATATAATGCCTGGGCAGAAAGTTCTTACGGTGAAAAGTTGAGCGTGTTAAAGCCGTCTATTCATAACTTACATGCAGACTCAGGTGGGTTACAGATGGTCACACTCGCCCACAAGATGACTAAAGGCACTAACATGAACGACCTCAGAGAAGAGGTTTATCAGAATCAGTCTCAGTGGGCTGACATAGGCATGAGTTTTGATGAAATACCTGTAATCACTACTGGTGCATCAGACAGGAATGATACTAGCAATCGATACTTTGACAGAGAGAATCGTCAAAAGTATGCACAACAAACTGCTGACAATGTTGCCCGTCAAATTGAAGTCTTCAAAGAGAATAACAGTTCGTGTAAACCCTTTATGTTTTGTCAAGGCGGCGACTTAGAAACATATCTTGAGTGGACAGATACGATATTAAACACTGTACCGAAAGAAGATCATCACCGTATAGGCGGAGTAGCAATGGGCGGCGCTGCGTTGGGCACTGGTCCTTTAGAAGATATTCAGAAAGCCTTTTTTGCTAGTCAGGTTCCTGTTAGAGATGAAAATGGAAAACTGCATCTTCATGTTTTAGGTGTAGGCTCTATTAATAGAATGATACCTTATCTTATATTTTTGAACACTGGATTATACGGTGATGTTCATATTTCATACGACTCTACTACACACTCTAGGGGAGTAGAGACAGGTATGTATTACATTAGAGGGTCGATTAAAAACGGAGATTATATTCCTGGCTCTGGAAGAACAATGAATTTCACTAGGGCAAGAAGTGCAGACTCTGTAGTGGTAGGAGAACCCAGAGAGTCACATCCAGATATACAATACGACATTCTAATGAATGATATAAACCGTGTTTACAATCTTGGTATGACAAAAGAAAAATTCCATGAATGTTTGAATGTTCCTTCAGTTCCTTATAAGGAAAAATACGGAGAACTAAGCACTTGGTATACTGCAAGAACTTCACTGTGTTGTGTGTCTATAAAAAACTTCATGGATGAACTTGAAGAACTTATAAACAATAAAAATAAGCTATGGGAACTAGCTGATAAAAGATACCCTGGAATATCAGGACAACAACTTTTTGATATTAAAGATATAGATTCTTTCAATGCTTGGATGGGACGCTGGGGCAGCATCTTTAAAGAAAAAAAGAAATCAAAAAGTATCTCACATGTTAAGCCCTCAGAGAAAGTAACACTAGAAGATTTATTTTGTTAAAGAAGGAATTATATTATGGATCCAAACAAAGTTAGAAACGCAATTGTAGAAATTTCAAACTCCATGACCCGAATGGATGCTGAAAGAGACTTGGTTAAAGAGATTGTGAATAAAGTTCATGAAGAAGAACTCTTGGATAAAAGAGTAATCCGGAAAATGGCTCGGGTATATCACAAGCAGAACTTTGCCGAAGAGACAACCATCAACGAAGAATTTGAAACAACATTTAAAAATATTATGTCTTGACACAATCGAATTTTAGTGTTATCATGTAATGGTAAACTTGAGGAATTTGATATGAATATATTTGCTTTAGACCAAGACCCTGTTGTTTCGGCACAAATGCACTGTGACCGCCATGTCGTGAAGATGATTATTGAGTATGCTCAACTCATGTCTACTGCACACCGTGTACTTGACGGCACAATGTATCACGATAAAACTGCCAATAATCGTAGTATAAAAAGATGGCGTTTGACTGATACCGTTCTGGAAAACAATGTCTACAAGGCCTCACACATAAATCACCCTTCAGGCATTTGGACGAGGGCAACTAAAGCAAATTATGAATACATGTTCAGGTTATGGTCTGCTCTGTGTCAAGAGTATACTCACCGATATGGTAGAATTCACTTGACACAAAGTAAACTTGAGCATATAATATGTAATGCTCCTTCAAACATACCTGAAGGTGATCTAACAGAAATTCCGCAAGCAATGCCTAACGATGCAAAGTTACCTAATGTGATTGAAGCATATCGTAACTATTACCGTATTTACAAACGAGGCTTTGCTAAGTGGACCAAACGCCAAGTACCGGAGTGGTTTAATGCCAGTAACATCTAGGAAAATAAAAGTATCTTTTCAGAAAGAAGGTGTACACAAGTATCCTAACGCACCTAAAGGTGTAGAGTTTCTTAAATATCCTCATCGTCACATATTTCATTTTTATGTGACGCTTGAGGTTTTTCACAATGACAGAGATGTAGAATTTATTTTGTTCAAGCGTGATCTTGAAATTCTTTTCAGGGCTGATATTATGCAGGCTGATAATAAGTCATGCGAAATGTTAGCAGAAGATTTACTGGACTACATTGAAGTAAATTATCCAGGCAGATTCGTTCAAGTTGAAGTTTATGAAGACGATGAAAATGGGGCAATATTAAGTAATGCGTAAACTATTTTACATGGGGTTAGAGTCCTACGAAGCAAGATACACTCTACAGTTACAAGAATGGAATGAACGAGTATTCAAGTTACAAGGCATTGACTATGAGGTTATTCAAGGAGAAGAACTTGATAACTCTAAGGCTATTGTAACAGGAAGTGTGCTTGATGCACACGGCAGAACCTACTATAGTTTGTCGCAGCACATGAATCTTATTCAGAAGATGAAGAATGGTGAAGTGACAAGTGACGATGTTATCTTCTATGAAGATATGTTTACTCCGGGGCTTGAATGTTTGCCATACATTATGGATCAAAGTCCAGAAGGATATAGACCCAAAGTGTTTCTACGCTTCTTGGCACAAACTGTTGACCCGGACGATTTTCTAATTCGTGAAGGTATGTTTGATTGGATGCGTAAGTATGAAGAAATGGTTGATCAGTTTGTTGATGGCATCATGGTAGCATCAGAAGAATTTGTAGCACATCTTCGTATTGCAGGATTCAAGAAACCAATTTATGTGACAGGGTTGCCTTACGGTAAGTCAGAAGTATTAGAACGAGTAACACCTACAAAAGAACTCAAAGACAGAACAAAACGTGTATGTTTTTCTTCTCGCTGGGATGATGAGAAACTACCACACTTTTACATGGACTTAGCTGAAGAATACTACAAAATAGATCCTGAAATGGAGTTTTCTATTTTCTGTGGTCACCCTGAACTGAAGAGTAACAATCAGGTTTATGTAGATAGAGCTATGAAACTTCAGTCAGGAAACACAGCAAACTTTAAAATATATACAGGTCTAAAGAAGAATGAATATTACAGTTTGTTAGCTGATAGTCAGGTACTTTTCAATTGTGCGCTACAAGATTGGGTCAGTAATACGGTCAGTGAGGCAGACACTATGGGATGTTTCACACTGTTCCCAGCATATAGAAGTTTTCCTGAGGTTTTTGCCAACAACGCTAATCACATGTATGTTCCTTGGTCGATAGACGATGCAATAGAAAAATTGCAAAGAATGATTGTCTCTATTGACACAGACAATTTAGATAAGTATAATATAGGCAGAGTAAGTGATTATCAAAATGGAACAATAGACAGAACCATTGAATGTATGTTAGACGGTGAGAACTCTTCCTACTTGAGAGGTCACACTGATTATCGTAAATCCGTAACAAAGGCAAAATATGAAAGATAATGTATTAGTTACAGGTGGTAATGGTTTCATAGGAACACAAACCGTTATTCAGTTGAAAGCTGCAGGTTACGAACCTATTGTTGTGGATTGGGTTGCAGACACAACTAAGAACTCTTATACTTACTCATTTGATGATAATTCTGTTTTAGATATTATGAAACGGCACAACATTAAATCAGTGATACACTTTGCTGCTGATCATGAAGTGGGTCGCAGCGTTGAGGAACCATCAGTGTTCTACAACAATAATGTTGTCAGCAGCATCAGGTTTCTTGATAAGTGTATTCAAGCAGGTGTTGAAAGATTTATCTTCAGTAGCTCTAGTAGCGTATATGGTGATGACCCAAAATTTCCTACAACAGAAAATAATAGAAAAAATCCCATGTCACCTTATGGTAGAACAAAAGACATGTTTGAAGAAGTATTGAAAGATTATGACAGAGCTTACGGTATTAAAACTCTGGCTCTTAGATACTTTAATGCTGCGGGTGCGGATCCATTGAACAGGCACGGTTACTGTCAAGATGTTTATTCACATTTAGTTCCTATTCTTGCCAGATGTTTTGGTCAGGATCTTCCTTTTACTATTTTTGGTAGAGACTACGACACACCTGACGGGACTTGTATAAGAGATTATACTCATGTTTATGATATTGCAGATGCACACATAAAATCATTAGAATATGAAGGACCAGAGAGGGTATTTAACATAGGAACAGGCAAAGGTGAAAGTGTTATAAATGTTATAAACGCTTTTGAGGATTATACAGGAAAGAAAATACAAATAAATCTTACAGGAAGAAGAATGGGTGACCCCTCGCAGACATTTGCAAACATCGATCTTGCAGTAAACTATTTGAATTGGTCTCCTAAGTATACACTTTCCGATATTGTAGAACACGCATACAAGTGGGAGAATAGGTAATGCATTATAGCACAAAAAAGTATGGTCACAATGTTGGTCTATCAGCAGTATTCAGACAACCAAATGCAGACCATTCTCACTGTAGTTTACTTCACGGGTACAGTTTAGCATTTACTTTTACCTTTGCATGTGAAGAACTAGATAATAAAAATTGGGTTGTAGATTTTGGTGGTCTTAAAGAATTAAAAAACTGGTTAGAAGAAACTTTTGATCACAAACTTGTATTAGACAAAATGGACCCTCATCTAGCCGACTTCTATGATCTACAATATAAAGGTTTGGCTGAGATAGTTGTTATGAACGGAGTCGGTGCAGAAAAGTTTGCTGAACATGCATTCAATTTTGCAGATGAACTTGTTGTTACTATGACTGACGGTAGGTGCTGTTGTGTTAAAGTAGAAGTAGCGGAACATGGCGCTAACTCAGCAATTTACGAGGTTTAAAATTGAAGTTTGCAATGGTAACAGATTTGCACTTTGGTGCAAGAAGCGATTCTAAACATTTTGATTCTCATTTTAGAAAATTTTATGAAGAAGTTTTTTTCCCTGAACTTGAAAGACAAGGAATAAAAACAGTCTTTGATCTTGGGGATACCTTTGACAGAAGAAAGTATATCAATTATAATACTCTTAAAAACTGTAAAGAATATTTCTTTGATAAGTTGCAGGAAGCTAATATAGATTTACACATGATACCTGGTAATCATGATACTTACTTTAAGAATACAAACGATGTAAATTCTCCTAATCTACTATTGAGTGATTATAAAAACATTACTCTCTACGAGAAAGTTACTGAAATTAAAATGGGCGAAAGCAAAGTATTGTTCGTGCCTTGGATATGCAGTGAAAATTATGAAGAATCTTTTAAAATTATTTCCAAGTCAGAAGCTGACATCTGTTTGGGACACTTTGAGTTTTCTGGTTATCAGATGTATCGTGGATCCCCTAATCCTCATGGTATGGATCCTTCTATTTTTAGTCACCTTCCTATGGTTGTTAGTGGTCATTTCCATCACAGACATACTAAAGGTAATATCACATACATGGGAAACCCTTATCAAATAACTTGGTCTGATTGGGATGATCCTAGAGGGTTTGCACTTTATGATACTAACAAAAAAGAAATTGAATACATTAACAACCCAAATGAAATATTTCACAAAATATATTATGATGATACAACCGAATCTGGTAGAGACGATATTGAATCTATTGATTATTCTCTTTATGAAAATTGTTGCATAAAAGTAATTGTTACAAAGAAAACTGACTTTGGTAAATTTGATGCCCTTATAGATAATTTGTATCAATGTAATTTAATTGAATTGAAAATAATTGAAGACTTATCAGAATTTGAAGATGAGGCAATAGGTGAAGACGTTGACTTAGAAGACACTATGTCATTGTTAAAAGAATATGTTGATGGTATTGAAGTTAATGTCAATAAAGAAACATTGAAAACATTACTTCAAACGATATACGTTGAAGCTCAGGATCATGCATGATAAATTTTTCTACTATACGTTATAAAAATTTCCTATCTACGGGAAATGCCTTTACTGAAATACAACTGAATAGAAGTAGCAGCACTCTTATATTGGGAGAGAATGGCGCAGGTAAGTCTACACTGTTAGATGCCATTACATTTGCACTTTTCAATAAGCCATTTAGAAATATTTCTAAGCCGCAATTGATAAACACAATCAATCGCAAAAAAATGGTTGTTGAAGTTGAATTCACTATAGGTTCTAAGTCTTACTTGGTTCGCAGGGGAAGTCAGCCGAGTATTTTTGATATTGAAATTTCAGGTGAGTTAATAGATCAGAATGCAAGTATAAGAGATTATCAAAAATATTTAGAAGAAAGCATTCTAAAACTAAACTACAAATCGTTTACTCAAATTGTTATTCTTGGTAGTGCTTCATTCACTCCTTTTATGCAGTTGACTCCTAATATTCGCCGTGAGATTATTGAAGACATTCTGGATATTCGTATCTTTACTACGATGAAAGAAGTATTGAAAACTAGAATGACCGACTTAAAGGGTAAGCTATCTGAAATAGAAACTGAACTAACCATAACTAAAGAAAAGGCAAATATACAGAAAAAGTACATAGAAACTTTAGAGACAGACAAGCAGGAAAAGGTAGATAAAATAATTGATGAAATAAATTCTACTGAAAGTATTATTAGTACATTACTATCACAAGTTGATCTTGATAATAAAGTTAAAGAATCTTATGGTGATATAGAAAGCAAACGCAAACGATTGGAATCCTTTAAACTAGATTTTACAAGAAAAATAAAGGAACAGAAAAAAGAATTATTATTTTATGCTGATCATGATGATTGTCCTACTTGTAAGCAAGGGATTCCTCATGAATTCAAAGAAGAAATAACAGAAGAAAAAGAAAATAAAATAACTGAACTAGAATCCGCAAGTACCAAGTTGCAAAGTGAGTGGGATAGTTTAGATAAAACCTATGATGAATTCATTTCCTTGCAACAGAAAATAGTAGATACGAATAACACTATTATGTCTACACAAACTCATCTTCAAAGATTAGTTCTTGAAAAAACTGAGACTGAAAATAAAGTTGGGGACATAGAAAAGGAAACAGATGAATTAAAAGAAATAGCTAAAGTTTTAGTTTCAAAGACCGGAGATAAAACTAAATTAAAAGAAGACCAGGAATACCATAATATAGCAGAATCTCTTTTAAAAGACTCTGGTATTAAAACTAAAATTATTCGTCAATACTTGCCTTTGATAAATAAGTTAGTAAACAAATATTTGAAGTCGATGGACTTCTTTGTACAATTTGATCTTGACGAAACATTCAAAGAAGAGATTAAGTCTAGACACAGGGACAAATTTAGTTACGCCTCTTTTAGTGAGGGAGAAAAACAAAGGATTGATTTAGCACTTGTATTCACTTGGAGAACAATTGCTAAAATGAAGAATAGTGCAAGTACGAACCTTCTTCTCTTGGATGAGGTGTTTGATAGTTCACTAGATGTAAATGGTACTGATTATGTTATGCAACTACTAAATACTATTGGTGAAGAGACTAATGTTTTTGTAATTAGTCACAAATCAGATCAGTTATTTGATAAATTCAGAAATGTAATTAGGTTTGAAAAGAAAAACAACTATTCGGTGATGTCATAATGGAAGATTTAGAATTAATAAGTTTTACTGATCCACTACTAAAAAAAGCCCCGGCAGACTTTAACTTTGAAGAAAACGATGCTAAAGATATAAGTGAAAAACTGCATGTTGCGATGGTTAAAACTGGGGGTATTGGTATTTCAGCTAATCAAGTAGGATTAGATATGAAAGTGTTTGTCATCAATAAAATAGATGACATGCCTGGAAAAACTTTTTTTAATCCAGAATTGATTGGAGTAAGTAACCAAACTACAATAATGAAAGAAGGCTGTTTATCATATCCAGGGTTGTGGTTGATGATAAGACGACCTGTTACATGTGCTTTGAAATATTACAATGAAGAAAATGAAGAGGTAGTAGAAGAATTCAGTGGCATCCCTGCTAGAGTAGTTTTGCACGAATACGATCATATGGTAGGTCAAAATTTTACTATGAGAGCTTCTAAACTTAAAATTCAAAGAGCATTGAAGAGCATGGATAAAAAGGTTAAAAATTATAAGAGGAAAAATTCTAATGTCAGATGATTGGGATTTTGGATTTACTGCTGTAGATGAAATGCCACAGAGTGAAACTACTACACCTGATCCT